CCGTATGCTCCGTGCGGTGAGTGGGTATGGGGTGGTAATTGGTCCGATTGCAACCGGCACCAACAGCCACAGAGCCAACAATGCCGAAGTCTACGGGAATACCATTATCTGGGAAACAGCCCCTCTCCCTGGAGTCACCCCGCATGGGATCGCGTTCAGTTATGCCACTGGATGCCGCGCATATGGAAACACGGTCATTGGTGCGTATGCTCCCTTCTTGAATCGCGGGATTGATTGCTCGTTTGTCGGGAATAAGGCAGATAAGGCGTATGGACGTTGCTGCTACAGCAAAGGCAGTACGAACGGTCTGTTCGCTCAGAACGTCCTCGGTGTGATTGCCGTGGATAACACCACTGGAGCACTTTCCGCGGTGGTTGGGGAAGATGCTACGAACACCACGAAGTGTAAGTTCGTTATGAACGTGGTGGTGGTGTCTGGTCCAGCCGTCAATGTGGTCAACGTGACTCCCTCTCAGGATGTGGATTTCTACGGGAATCGGTACGTGAGTACCCGCACCTTGAATTTCATTTTGGGTGCGTCCACGTACACGAACCTCAAAGACTGGAACGCCGTTGCTACGGTTGAGGGTGACTACTTAGGGCCTGATGGTGCCGAACTACCGATCAACACGCAGCTTGCGGTGGATTCCTCTCAGGTGGTCAACGACACTGAGACGGTACGGACAGACTATTTCTAACTGACATGGAGGGTTATGGCAGAGAGTGTAACTATTCAAACCCCGCCGACTGGTGCAGAGGCCCCCAAGGTCGAAGCCCCAGCCGCGGGAGAATACATCGAAGTAGCGGAAAAGCCGGAATGGGTGCCTGAGAAGTTCTACGACAAAGAGCACAAGCGGATCTCCGTGAAGGCTCTGGCGGGTTCCTATGGAGAACTCGAAAAGGGGAAGTCCAGTGACGACCCACAGCCGAAACCTGAGGAGAAGGTGGGAGAGAAACCCGCGGATGACTCTCAGCCGAAGCCTGTGGTGATTCCTGGTGTCCCTGCTGAGTCAGTGGCGAAGTACACCGAGGAAGTGAAGAAGGACGGTACGCTGTCCGCGGCCTCCTACGATGAACTCGCGTCCAAAGGTTTCCCCAAGGAAGTCGTTGACGTGTACCTCCGTGGTCTCAAGGGTGAGTCTGCGGTGACTCAGGGTGTGAAGGACGCACAAGATTGGGCGAAGGTCTATGACTCCGTAGGGGGTCAAGAGAAATATGCGGAGATGACGGCCTGGGCCTCAACGAATATGTCTGACTCAGAGATCGATGCATTCAACGCCGCGGTGACTGGGAAGAATGTGGCCGCGGCTGATCTGGCGATTCGCGGCGTTCATGCCAAGTACAGCCAATCCATCGGCCAAGAGTTACGCCTGGTGGAGGGTGAGGTTGGTGATGGGGCAGGGTTGAAGCCGTACGCCTCTGTCTGGGAAATGCAGCAGGACATGCGGACGGATCGGTATCGGAATGATGAGGGTTTCAGAAAAACGGTGGAACGGAGATTAGCGAAATCTAAGATCCTGTGACACCACTGGTTAGGGTGGGGTGCCCCTCCCACTTCCACCCTAACCTCAAAATAGAGGTGCGTGATGGCGATATTTGCAGATATGGCTAAGGGTGTGATGGATGGGATCGTGCGCCCTGTGCTGGATAAGTTTGTTCCAGATGCGAAGGATCGATTAGAAGCGGAGAATATGATCTGGGTGAACCTCCACCAGATCAACTTGTCTCAGACTGAGGTGAATAAGACGGAAGCGGCGAACTCGGATAGGTTTGTATCTGGGTGGCGTCCGTTTGTCGGATGGGTGTGTGGCGCAAACTTCGCTTACGCAATCATCGGGAACGATCTGCTGAACTGGGGTTTGGAAATGGCTTCTCTGTTCACGGATAAGTCCCTTCCCCATCTCCCTGAACCTGACTTGACCCTCACGTTTGAACTCCTCCTGGGTCTCCTCGGCCTTGCTGGGTATCGTACCTATGAGAAGGTCAAGGGTATCCCTACGTAATCCCCTCGCCAATGCGCGGGGTGTTCGCTGTGATGTATAGGCGTGAGATTCATCCGTCTCCAGGCGCGTCAGCCCTGGTTTATTTCAGGGACACCTACCTCCAGTCCCTAGCCCTTTCATCGTGTCGGTTGTGATGGGGGCATTCATCGCGCTTGACAGCGTTGGTAAATAGTCCGTCTGGTGGCGCGTCAGCCCACCCTAGCACCCCTTCTTAGGGGGCTTTCACGAAACCCTTCACAACATCCCTCACTAGTGTGGCCTCCTGCGGGAGACAACCAAGCGAACCGGCGTGGTGTGTCGTCATGGTTTCCCTACCTCTCTCACGTATTTCTCCTGCCTTAAAGGATCTCCGCTCATGGCTAATGCAACTGTTTCCCGCCTTGGTGAAGTTAATGCTGCTGGTGGCGATAAACTCGCCCTGTTTCTCAAAGTGTTTGCTGGTGAAGTTCTGACTGCGTTCGCGGAAGTGAACGTTGCGTTGAACCTCAGCACGATTCGCAACATTCAATCCGGTAAATCGGCGTCCTTTCCCGCGACGTGGAAAGCGGCTGCTGAGTACCACACGCCTGGTACCGAAATCCTTGGGGCTGCGATCAAGCATAACGAGCGGATCATCAACATCGACTCCGTGCTGATCTCCCATGCCTTCCTCGCCAACATCGATGAGGCCATGAACCACTATGATGTGCGTAGTGAGTACTCCAAACAGTTGGCCTACGCCTTGTCCAATCAGATGGACAAGAACCTGTTGCAGCTTATGGTCCTTGCGGCTCGCTCCTCAGCCACCATCACGGGTGGATACGGTGGAACGCAGTTGACCGCTGCTGGGTATGATACGACTGCCAACACCTTGGCCCAGGGTATCTACGATGCGGCTCAGACGTTGGACGAAAAGGACATTCCTGAGTCGGAAGAGAGGTTCATCGTTCTTCGTCCGAAACACTACAACCTCCTGATTCAGTCTGACAAGGCTCTGCATCGTGACTGGAACTTGTCGGAAGATAACGGCACCTATGCCAGCGGAAAGATCTTCCGTATCGCTGGCGTTCGTATCGTGAAGTCGAACCACCTCCCGAACAGCAACATCGCTGCGGTGACTGGTCAGAACAACACCTACTCGGCGGACTTCTCCAACACCATTGGAGTGGTTGCGACGAAGCAGGCTGTTGGTACGGTCAAGCTGATGGACCTGGGGATGGAGTCGGAGTACGACATCCGTAGACAGGGCCACCTGTTCGTGGCGAAGTACGCATGCGGTCACGGTCTCCTCCGCCCTGAACTGAAGAAAGCGTAAGTACCAAACAAGGGGGATGTCCTACACAGGGCGTCCCCCTATTTTTTTCATAAGGAATCCCATGGCAGAAACCCTCACCACTGAACTGGAAGCCGTCAACTCGATGCTTGAGGCGATCATGGAAGCGCCCGTGAATAGCATCGCGACTGACTCCCTCCCTGCTGAAGTTCAAACCGCCGTGAACACCCTTAGAAGCGTCAGCCGACAAGTCCAGAAGGAAGGGTACTGCTTCAACACGGATGAAGACTTTGAACTGTCCCGCGACATCAACGGCTATGTCTATCTCCCAGCGAACACCCTGAGTGTTGATCTCACGGCAGAGAACGGACAGATCGATGTGGTCCAGCGGGGCCTCCGGTTGTACGATCGGAAGAACCACACCTACGTATTTACGATGAACCCGCGTGTCACCCTCATCCAGTTCTTGTCCTGGGATGAGCTACCGGAGCAAGCCCGAAACTACATCAAGGTTCGCGCAGCCCGTACATTCCAAGACAAGGTACTCCAGTCCGACTCCACCCATGCCTATACCGAGCAGGACGAGATTCGAGCCAAGGCTGAGATGGAAGCGGACGACTCGCGGAACAGTGATTACACCATTTTCGATAACTACCAAAGCGCACGGACAGCGGGATTGACGACCAGGAGACCTCAGCAATAATGCCCCTCATCAACCAAACCATCCCCAACCTCATCAACGGGGTGTCACAGCAACCCGCCGCGTTGCGTCTCCCTACGCAGCATGAGGCTCAGTTGAATTGTTACCCCTCAGTGGTGGAGGGGTTGGAGTGGAGACCTCCTACCGAGCACATTGCGAAACTCTTTTCCAACTCCATGGGGAGTGCCTTCATGCACCGGATCAACCGCGATACCACCGAACGGTATTTCGTGGTGATTCGGCAAAATGAGATCAAGGTGTTCGACATCGACGGTACCCCCAAGACCGTCAATTCCCCTGATGGGACTGCGTACCTCAACGAGGCTGATCCTAAGACGGCATTCTGGGCGCTCACAGTGGCGGATTACACGTTCATCCTGAACATGAATAAGACCGTGGCGATGACTGCGGACCTCTCCCCTGTGCGTCCTACTGAGGGGCTGATCTTTGTGAAGAAGGGTGAGTACGGGACCAAGTACCGTGCCTTTGTCAACGGAGTGGAACATGGGTTCTACGAAACCAGTCCCACCGATCCCACCACCCTGGATACCTCAGTGATTGCCGAAGACCTCCGTGGGGAGATTGCGGCTGGAGTCGGGGCAGGCTGGACGGTGACTAGGAACGGCTCTGTCATCCACATCAAGAAGGACGATGGGGCGGACTTCTCCCTCAAAGTGGAAGATGGGCAGGGTGGAGACTCCATCAAGGCGATCAAGACGAAGGTTCAGAAGTTCTCAGATCTCCCCGCTATTGCCCCTAACGGTATTGTCTTAGAAATCGATTCAGACCCCGAGAGCGATAGTGATTCATACTTTGTGAAGTTTGAAGTCAGCAACGTGGGTGATACCTTCGGGGAAGGCACCTGGGTTGAGACCGTGAAGCCTGGGATCAAGTACAAGCTCGATGCCACCACCATGCCACATGTCCTGATTCGGGAAGCGGATGGGACGTTCACCTACAAGAAACAAACCTGGGCAGATCGGGTGGCGGGTGATGAGGACACGGCGAAAGAACCGAGCTTTGTAGGCAGTAAGATCAACGATATTTATTTCCGAAAGAAGCGTCTGGGGTTCCTGTCCGATGAGAATAACATCCTCTCAGAAGTGGGGGAGTACTTCAACTTCTGGCCTGTCACTGTCACACAGAACCTCGATAGTGACCGCATTGACACCTCAGCCTCACACATCAAGGTCTCCAAGCTACGCCATGCGGTACCTCATAATTCCGGCATGGTGTTGTTCTCAGATCAAACGCAGTTCCTCTTAGGGTCTGATGGAGCACTCACCTCCAAGACCGTGAAGATCGACCAGACCACGGACTTTGAGACGAACCTTCGCACCAAGCCCATCGGGGTAGGGAAGAACATCTTCTTTGTCACCAACAAGGGGGACTACCACGGGGTACGAGAGTTCTTTGTTGACCCGAACACAGTATCGGATAGTAATGATTCTATCGATGTGACAGCGCATGTCCCTACGTATATCCCTGCGGGGGCCTTCAAGCTCACCGCTTCGACCATTGAGGAGAACGTGATTCTTCTCACCGAAGGGTACAAGCCTGGGTTCTTCCTGTACAAGTACTTCATGAACGGTCAGGACAAGGTACAAAGTGCCTGGGTGAAGTGCCAAGTGGGACATGAAGACAAGACGGAAGTACTCTTTGTGGAGTTCATCGAAACCACGGTGTACTTCATCATTCAGCGTTCTGATGGGGTCTACCTGGAGAAGCTCCAGTTGTCTCCTGGGAGAGTTGATCCGTTCTCTACGTATATCACCCACCTGGACAGAAGAATCACCGATGCG